TCATTGATCTTAGCCACCCGCTCAACAGCTTGCGGTACAGACAGCCTGCTCAACGACTCAGGCTTGATCAGCAATTCTCGCGGCAGACCAGACGCAGGGTTGGTCGCGTTGCGGAGTTCGTCGATCAGATGGGAGAATCCCAACGAATCAATAGAGTTACCGAAAACGCTGGAGGGGTTGTTGATTCCATACAACGGAGTGTCTGGAGAAATTTTATTAATGAACTCCCATCCCGGCTCATTGGTCATATCAAAGCGATTGAATTGTTGCTTTTGATACCTTTCCGCAGGAACTTTGTTAATGATTGCATCAGCGGCGTCTTCCCAGTTCTGCGCTAACCGACTTGTCCCATATCCCCATTTTCCATCATTGCCAGCAGCAAATTCTTGACGCTTCATATCAAGAGCATCAGACGCTTCAACTGGCGGTGCGTCAAAATGCAGCGGGTTGTAGCTGTTGATGGCGTCGATTTCATCGCGCACGGCATCAATGTCGCGCTGAATGTACGGCACTAGGCGCGGCTCTGCGCTTTGAAGTTTGTCTTCAAGGCGTTTTATTTTCTCAGCCTTCTGCGCTATTTGCGCCTCGCGCTGAACAGGCCATGCATCAGCCAATGCCCTGATAGGATCTTCCGGCGTAGCCATGTCGTTCTTGACGTAACTGGTTAGCTGTTTGTCGATCCAATTGTTAATTGGCTTTGATTCATCACGCGCCTTGTTCTGTCTAGCAACCGCTTCAGACCATTCAGCATCTGTCATTGGACGACCATAGCCAGAACGAACGGCCGTTCCCTGATCGTTGATGTGACTATAGCGAGGTGCATCCGGTATATCATTCTTCAACTTCTCAAGAGCCTTCGTGCTTTCGGGTAGCCAGTTGCCGCCGGGAAGCTTGATGGCACCGCGCTGACCACTAGCACCCACCCTCGGCGCGAACAACTCATCAGTCAATGACCTAGCTATCTTCGGCACACCCTTGACAACTCCACTAGCCAACCTAATAGGATCGGACGCTGCCATCCACGCCAATGGATTTGCAAGCTGCAGGCCGGTCGTCACAGCCTCGTTCGTCTCGTCAGGCGGCATAGACATTTCCGTCTCGCCCAATGATGCTGGAGCCATTCCTAACGCTTGGCTGACGCCTCGCCTGACATCCTCACCAAAGCCCAGCGGCTTGATGCTGTCGCCGCGCCTACCAGCAGCACGTTGAGCAATGTTGTACGGCAGGTCTACGGCGAGATCAGCAATCATCCCCGGCACCTCTGGGATCCACGACCCGATCCCTCGCTTCACTGCGTTCTCCCGTGCTTCCTGCTGGTTGGCTAGGTAGTCACGGAAGTTCTTCTCGTACTCGCTCACCTCGGTGGGCCTGAGAGGGCTGTAGCTGGCAGATGGCGCAGTCTTCGCCTTGGACTGCTCTAGGATATTGCGGATAGCCGCATCCGTTCCGTCCTTCATATTCACGGCACCGCCCTCAGCCTTGTGCAGCCTAATGCCCTCAACGTCTGATCCCTTCGGCGCAACCAACAACGACTCGTAGACATCCTTCGGCATACCCTGCGGCGTAACGATCTGACCAACCACATCTCCAACACCGAACAGATCACCTCGGCTATGCGGCCTCAGTGTCGGGTTATCCCCTGTCATCGTGTTCAGCATCTCAGTGGGCGTAGCGTATTCCGTGGACATCCCATACTGATGCCCAGCACCACTGCGCTCAATGGTCGCCAGAAAGTTCAGGTCATCCAATATAGGATCACCACCACTACGCTTGAACAGCCCCTGTCGCACTAGGTTTGAATGGGTTGCAGGGCCAACGTCCTTTGGGATCTCACTAAAGCTTTTCAAACCGGATTCAAGACCAGACATCTTCGGGCGGTTCGTCTTGGGATCGATGGCAACACCTACGTCCTGCATTACGCCGAAGTCCAACACCTTGCCCGTCTTAGGATCGACGAACGCACCAGAGAAGAAGTCTGGACGCTGCATCTTGTTGACCTTCAGAACCTTCTCGACCAAAGGCTGCACGTTTGGAAACTTGTCAGGCTCAAGGAACCAGCGGTTAGGCATGGGTATCACTTGTGTACGCAGGGGATCAGAAAGCTTTTCAGCTACCCGTCCAACCTTAGATAGCTTTGATGCGAACTTCAAAGCGTCAAGTGGGCCAGCCATGTTCTCTCCTAACTAGATCGTGCAGAATGGATGTAGGATTCTTTTTGCCTCAATATAGACGGCATGGGCTTGTGCTGCTTCATCAAAATATCCTAAATGTTTGGTCTTTCCTTCAAACCGAATGTGAGATCTCCATTTATTGGCTCTACTTTCCCAAATTGCTCCAATCAAGCCAGACCTACTATCCGACCTAGCTTTACGAGCGTTCTGTTTGTTCTGTGATGCTGTTGCAGCCCGTAGGTTTGAAATTCGGTTGTCAACCCTTTCGCCGTTTATGTGATCAATCTGATCATTAGGCCATTTGCCATGAACGTATAACCAAGCCAACCTGTGCGCTTTGTATCTTTTTTTGTCTATACCTATTGTCAAGTAACCACTTTTTATTACTCCAACGCAATTTTGACCGCGCCTAATATTATTTGCCGGAAATCTTGTGAACTGTCCTGTTTCAGCATCGTAATGAAAAAGTTCTTTCAACCTTTGCGCTGTCAGAATTTGATCACTCACTAGGCACCTCTATTCTCAAGATGAATAAGGATTAGACCGCTTCGGACGAGCGTCTGCGTAATCGTCGTCATCGTAGCGCGGCTCAGGGTTGATGTCCAGCCATGACGTATCTTTCAAGAAGCGTATTGCCTGCGTGCATGAATCTACATAATCATCGTGCGTAGCATCAGGGAACGCACACAACTGGCTCAGGAAGCCCTCAGCCCAGTCCTTGACGTATCCCTTCTTAACACCAGACTCAGGGAGCCACACGCGACCGCTCGTGAAGATGGATGCCGTGATCTGCAGACGTTGCATCTTGTCAGCCCTGCCCGGATTCCACGCCCTTACCGGCAGATGCATATGCCGCAGTTCCTGTATCAGCGAGATGCCTGCAGCCTTGTCCTCGACCAGTATCAGGTCTGGCCTCTTGGCTTCCTTGCCCTCGCCGTAGCTGACCTTCCACTCGTCTAAGACCTTCGGCTTCAGCTTTGGGAACGTCAGGTGTTCTGCCCAGCAATCAATTAACAATACAGCCATCGGGCCGTCCAGCGGCTTGAACACGCCCCATGTTGTCATCGCAGTGGGGTCGTTGTGTTCCTTCTCTGAGAAGGCGCAGTCGTAGCTTTGCAGGATGTACTCAAACTTCGGGAACGGAGTCTTCGCAGGCCACAGCTTGAACATATCCCTGCTTACGACCTTGCCGTCCTCCAGATCAACGATCTCTCCCAGCACCTCCTGCTGGTACAGCGCACTGCCCTTGTACTGCTCTAGCTGCCTGCTGAACGTACTGGAAAGGTTGTCGATGTTGTCGTAAGTACTAGCCCTATCGACTATTACGTCATCACCCTCGCGGCTCAGAAGATCCAGTATCAGATCCTTGTGCTTTGGAGTCGTTGTCGCTATCACCCTCGGCTTGTCGCCCAGACGCAGGCCCAGCATCATCATGTCCCACGACTCGCCTGCCCCCAAATACTGGAACGCCGCTAGTTCGTCGGCCCAGCAGTAGTGGAATTGTGGGCCTCGGAGCCGCTCGTATGAATCCGCAGAGATTCCCCGGATGGTAGACCCATTCACTAGAGTGATCAGGTGATCCATCTTGTTGTAGTCCTTGATCAGAGACGGAGGGATGCACGCCAGCAAACCTGACGCCCCCTCGTAGCATGTATGCTTGATGTCGTTGCTCGTTGGTGCCAGTACCAGACATCTTACCCCCGGTTCAGTCCATGCCCACCACCACAACGCTTCTGCCGCGCACCTAGTCTTACCAGCACCCCTACCTGCCAGCAGCAGCCAGATCGTCCAGTCCTGCTCCAATGGCGGCGGGATCTGATGCCGGTGCGCCTTGTCTACCCATCCCATCCGCGCCAGCCACGCCACCCTGTCGTCCTCCGGCAGCGAATTGAATGCTTCCGGCTGGATTACATCAATCGCCAGCACGCTTCTTGAGTTCCATGTTGCTCAGTATGGCGTGCAGCTTCTCATAGGTCGCGTCCTCAGTTCGTATCGGTGCGCCTCCTTCGACTCCCTCTACTCCGATCCTCTCGCCGTAGACTTTCGGCAGATACTTCGCGGCTAACCACTTCCTGCCGTCCATCCTCAATCGGTTCCACGCTATCGATCCCGGATCCAGTTTCACATTGCCATGCTCATCCGTTACCTTCAACGGTTCCATATCAATAATGTGAGCAATCTGATCTGCGTAGGTGTGCGCTCCGTCCTTACGAGCCTCTTCGTATTGCTTCCTAAAAGGTTCGTGCCGCCTTAACCACATATAGACTGTGGTCATTCCGGGCATATGCTCGTCCTTGGTGATCTTGCTGACTGGTTCACCACAGGCGAGTCTTCCACATATCTCGGCGCAGACCTCATCGGATATGATTGTGGGCCTACCCCGGACGGAATCCTTTTTGGGCTTGCGCGGCTTGGTCAACTTTGGCATTTGATTAAAACGCTCCTGTTGATTCTAAAGAAGAATCTGGAATTAAAGTGATAATATTAGCACTTTGTTGGCCCACAAAAAATAAAGGCTCCAACAAGGAGCCTATCAAGTTATAGCTTATAAATCAAGCTATTCTTCTATTGTTACATCCTGTTCTTTTATCCCGCTGTACACCATCAAGTCAATCCTTGCGTTCATAAGATCGTCTGCAAGAATCCAACTGTCTTTTGCGTTGATTTCCTTAAAAGAACAGAGCCTGTCCTCTGCCTTTTTCATGGCTTCAATCGCCTTGAGTATGTATTCCGCTTTCATGCTTTTGCCTTTCGTTCAACTGTATACATATCGTCTGGCAGATGGCAGTAGATTCGGTTGCCATATGCACTGAAATGAGTTACTGGAACATAGGCAATTGGGTATGCCTTGTTGTACTGGTGTATCGCAATCACCATTTCTGCATCCGGTTCCTGCCGCAGCAGGGCTATTAGTTCTGACGCTTTCATGCTTGCTCCTCCAGATTGTCAATCGCTTCCTGCTCTGTCTCTCCGTAGCCGATTGGGTCACCGGCTTCGTAATTATCTCCAACTGCTGTCCAGTCAAAGTACCGGCTTGGTACGGGGGGCTTGATGTGTGTGGTGATCATGCTGCCGCCTTGGCAATCTTGATTGCCCCCGCCAACGTCCTGCTTGCGCCAATCTGATCCCAGCCACGCGAACAGACGAGAAACGGAAGCTTGCGGTCAACCAAGCCATGTTTGCTAACCCTCCGAAGTTCATCATGCCGGATGAAAATGAAGCCCTTTTCATGGCAGACATCCTCCCACTTACGCACCGGCACACCCTCAACTGCATTGGTAGTGATGCCCAACTTCCGAGTTACGCCAGCCAATATGTAGATTTGTGTCATGGTCATCTCCTTGATTCATTCCGTACCAAGTCGGTACAGTTCAGATAATACGCCTTTCCGAACCCCTGTCAACAGTTATTTTCAGGGGATTCCCCATCCTAAGATGGGGGTTCCTCTTACCAGCCAAACTTCTCGGCGCAGATGGGGCCAATTCCCAGTTCAATGCTGGCTGCGTTGCTCAGTTCCCGGCGGCAGATGGCGCAGGCTCCGAAACGCTTTCCGTAGGCAATTGCAGCACCTTTGGGATCAGCAGCCACTTCCTGAATCTTGGACTGCTGGTCGTCTGAGCAGTCACGGGCGCGGAGAAACTTGCCGCCCATCACCTTGCCCAGATACTGCTCACCCTCTTTGACGTAGATCGCACCAGCGTTGTTGCCGGTAGCCGGGGCGGGGGAGAACCGGAAGACATCCAGATTCAGCTTGGGACGCTTGATGCCAGCCTCCATAGCCCTCTGGAAGGCTTCCTCCACCGAGTCTAGGGAAATCTCCGGTGCGGCTGCAATCGTCGCGCTACGGGCTTCCTGAGCGGTCTTACGGGCATTCACGCACTTCTGGGCTGCTACCAACTGGTTGTCGGTCAGCTTTCCCCATTTCAGGACTGCCTGCTCTAGCGAGGCAGCGAAAGAAAAGCCGTCCTTGGAGGACAGGATCCATGCAGAGATTTCAGGCTGCTCTGACGCGAATGTCGTCCAGACCTGTTCCTGATCGCGCTCCTTACGC